CGGCCGCTCATGACGATGCAATCTTGTGCCCGGTGATCAGCGGTGCCGAACGCAAAACTGACCGGCTCAGCATCGTCGGTGCGATCCAGTGCCGCCGCGATCGTCGTCGACTGAGCGGCTTCCACGGCGGCAAGGTCGGCGGCGTCCAAGACTGCCAGCGTCGCACTCGCGCCTATCGATACCTTAACCGGACCGAACCTCTTGCCGCGCTTGGTCTTGAACTCGATGTAGTGCTGGATGCCGGTTTCCCAGACGGGCGCTGGATCAAGCGTAAGCGTGTCACCATCCAGTTCAACGAGACGACCGCCATAGCCCCAGGTCTGCGGGAGTTCGCTCTGCACACGGATATACGAGCCGTAGGAAAGCATCTTGCCTTCCCACTCGGTATCGAGCGTGCACGTCGTGCGGCGGAACTGCGACTGCCGCCACAGGAAGGCGGCCATATCGTTTGCTTTGGTGCGATTGACAATCCCGTCCATACGCACAGTCGCAGGCCGTACAGCGGTGAAGTCGTCATCGTTGGGTGGATATTGGACTTGCGCCGCGCCCCATATCTCTTCGTCGAGATATTCGAGGGTCACGGCGTCAGCGGAGTCCTCGGTGTTGAACGCCCATCCCACCGATAACGAGCCGCGCACGATCTCGCGATCGGTCAGCAGCAGTTGTGGTATCGTCTTCAGTTCGTCGCGCACCACGGACAGTTGATCGCCCGACCAACGGTGCCGCGCTCGGGTCGTTTTCAGGATGGTGTCAAAGGCGTCCGGGATCGGAGTTGACGAGCGGAATTCGAAATCGAATTGATCCCCTCGGCTATCCGCGCCCTCCGCCATCGTGGCGACGGATTGGAAGTCCACCTTTGAGGGCGGTCGTTTTGCGCCATAGACCTGATTGGTCGCCGCATCGAAGAACGCCCAGACCGGATTGCGCGTCGCCTGCAGGACCAAATCGGTCCCGTTCCAGACCAGGAGCTTCCGCGTGGACAGGCTCGCGAACTTGCGCGCCGACCCTTGCGTCATTTGGCTGGCGCGAATCCGGATGGCGATCGTGCTGACATCTTCGAACGCATTGTCGCCGGCCAGGAAGGCGCGCAGCCCCGTCCACACGATGGTATCGATGCCGGTTTCCGCATTGAGCGGCGTACCGGTGCGGCGGGCGCGCACTTCATAGCGGCCGGGTGCGACCGTGACCTTCTCCGAAAGCCGCTTGGGCTGCCGCGTCGCGAACGTGTAGCTCTTGAAGAATATCTGCGTCCACGCGCCCGTGGGAGTCCCGACCGAATTGACCGTGCGGGCTTGCGCCTCGATCTCGATCGTGCGCGAGAACATGCGCCCCGTATTGGTATTGAATAAAAAGCAACCGCTCGGCAGCACAAAATCGAGCGACAATGCCGTTGCGCTCGATCCGGCCGCGTTGGCGACGAAACCACCAACCCAAGCGCCAGGAGAGCCGCCCCCGCCACCGGGCGCGCCACCGCTGCCGCCCGGCAGCTCCTGACCGGAGACCTCAACCGACGTCGCCACATCGGCCGGAAACAGCGTGACGGTTTCGCCGGGGGCATAGAAGGCCACTTGCGCATCAAACGAAGCATTGACCCCGGCGGTCGAATTCCAAAGCTCAGTGTCGTCGATGAACATCTGCTCGTGTTCGTATTCTCCGAGCCCTTCCACCAGCAGCACATTGAGGAACGAATCGTCGCCGGAGAATTCACTCCACGGCTGCGTGGCGAAGTCGCTGAATTTCTTCAGCCGCCCGTAGCTGACCGGAATGGTTTCCAAGGGCCGCCCGGTGTTGCCGGCGGCGCCGAGGGAATAGACCTGTGCGACCTCTGGCGCCTGGTTCTGGCCACCAGGCTTTGGCGCCACCAGGGTATTGATCAGCAGCGAGCCGCCGAGGATGACGCCCGCGGTGAACAATTGCCCGACTGTGATGGCGGTCGCCCCGATCGTCATCGCCGCGCCAGCAATGCCGAAGATAGCGGGTGCCAGATACGGCGCCAGTGCCGCCAGCGCGATCAGAGCAACCAAGCCGGCGATCTGCTTACCCGACCCGCCGCCCGCACTGCTGCCTCCCAACGGGCGGGATAGAAACGCGACGTGATCGCCGGCCTTGATGCGCCGCCGCCGCCACTGGCGCTGTAGCACGAACTCACCATTGATGGTGCAGACGGTCGGCAGCCTGAACACCCAGCGCCGTTTGCCGTCGACCGCCTCCTGTCGCGACCAGCCGACACGCTCCAGAAACGTACCGATGCGCTCGCCGACCCGCGGCAAGGCGCGGCCGATCTCATGCCCAGGCAGCAGGAGATGCAGCACGGCTGCGCAATGCAGCGTCTGGTTCAATGGCGCATGCATGTTCAGTTGATCGGCTCGTAAAGAATCTGCCGGCACCAGCCAGCGGTCCGCAGTTGCACGGGCGTTTCAAACACTGCGTTCACGACCGTCTCATAGCGTACCTGTGCGACCTTCAACCGTGACGTCGGGGCATGGATCACGCCACCCTCCGGTCTGAGCCAGACGCCGATATGCGCGGGTTGGTCTCGCCGCCCCATCAGCATCAAGGCACCGTCATTTGCGCGGATCAGCCCCATCGGGTCGGGCGGCACTTCACGCCATTGCGAGCGCTCGGCATGGGTTTCGATTTCGGTGATGATCCAGGCCCAACTCGGTTGTGGCGGCATCACCACGTCAGGCAACGCCCGATCGAAAAGGGCAAATTCGACATGCCGCGCCATGCCCCAGCACATGCCGCGGTCCTTCCAGGGTGTCCCGATCATTTCGGCGAGAAAGTCGCGGCGATCAATCACGGCTGCAGACCTGGATAGTCCCTGAGCGTGTAGACCTTGGATGGGAATTTCTTGTTGGCGAGATTGTCCAGCCGCGCCATGCCGGTGATCGTCGCCCCCACCATCATGGCGTTGCGGATCACGAATTCGACCGGGCCGTAGCACGGCGTCGCCAGGTCGTCGGAGCGGTATTCGCGATAGATGGCGATGAGATCGGCGCGATAGGTCATGGCTTTCCGGATGTGAGGCACCAACTCTCGCGCGACGTTATCGATCGTGACGCGTGATTCCGGCAGCTTCCCCTCGCCCACTTCCGGATATTCCGCCCCGAATGGAATGGCCTTGAACGTCGCCATCGTGCCGGCATCGAACACGGCACCATCTTCGATGCCGAAGTCCATGTCGGCTCGCACGCCCGTCACCGCGCGGATTGGGATCGGATTATCGCTCTCGTCGACAAACCCCGGATGCTGCAGCTCGAGCGTCGGATAGACGATCACCGAGGCTGGGACCGAAGCAACCGCCTCTTCCCATGCCGCCGTCCCGGGATCCGACACTCACAAGCCTCCCCAGACCCGCAACGTCATCTGTACGGCGGTCTTCAGCCCTGCCGGCTGCCGCACCGGCCGCTTGCCGGTGAATTCGACCGTGCGCGTCTCGTAAGCCGTACCGGTCCACACCGACATGGTGAACGCTTGCGTGCCATTCGAGAGATCATCACGGATGAAATCGAACAGCGTCTCGGCCTCTGCCGCCGTCATCCGCAACGTTTGATCGACAACACCAACGTCGTCGCCGGGGCGACGCCGGGCGCGCTGATTGCCGCCCTCGAACTGCGTCTCGATCGGTGCCAGAAACGATTCTGACGGCCGCCAATCGTCACGGCGCACTTGATACGGCACGCCCACGGGCCAAACCGGAAGGGTCATGATCAGGCCAACTGCGGCTTCAGGCCGTAGCGTGTACGCATCGCGCGATCGATATCGCCATCACCCTTGGCCAAGTCGTTGCGGACATGATCGGTGATCATCTGGCCGATCGTCATTTCGATATACGGGCTGCCCTTTGTCGTGGTTGTCTGCTTTTGCGAAATCTTCTCGCCGGAATAGTTGTTGATCACGATAATAGGCACGCCCGAGCCGCCGCCGCGCACGCCAAGGCGACCCCTCTCATCGCGGCCGAGCGGCATTATCGCCTCCGGCCCAGCCTCGCCAGCGAGGCCCATTCCCATCGCCATTGGGAACACTCTTGGTCGATCGATAATGCCGCCATTCGCGAAAGCCAACATGCGACCGCGCTCAAAGACGTTGCCGAACGCAGATGCCGTGACCGCAGATCCACCCGAGGCGCCGCCGGAAAGGAATCCAGAGATGCTGGGAAGCCCGCCGCTCAATAGTCCTGCAATCGGACCGACGACAGTCTTCATCAACAACGCATTTGCAATCGCTTCCAGCAAACGCCTGGAAAGGTTCTTCAGGCCCTCACCAAGTGTGACTGTACCCTCAGCCATGGCGATCAAGTCTTGCGTCGACCCGCGCAACGCGCCAGCCAACTCCTGATCAAGAGATTTCTGCAGATTGGCAGCATCCTGAGCCAATCCCGTGAGCGCGGGAGTAGAGCTCTTGAACACCTCCTGTTGCCTGATCACATCGGGCAAGGTCTTTTGGGCATAGACGCGCAGGGACTCGTTGGCTTGATCCTGCGTCAACTTCTGTTGGCCGACCAGAATGTTAAGCTCTGCTACCTTCTGCTGGTACAATTCCACGGCCGTCGCGGCACCGTTTTGTACTTTGATCGCAAGGTCCGCGCCGCTCTGTTGAACCCTATAATATTCCAGCGCCTTCCCGGCGAGGCCGGCGTATCGACCGCCAGCATCCTCCACCAGCTTGTTCAACTCGGCTTGTCGGAAATTGAGCTGCTGCGTGGAATTCGCAGCTGGCCCAAGGATGGACATCCATTGGCGCATGGCCGCCAGATTCGCACCGGCAGACGGCTTTGGTGTTGCCGGTATGCCCGGTTCG